GATCGTGCTTCAACAGGTGTTGCACAAAGTTCAAGACAGTCTGCCTAGCCACCTTTTCGTCCAGTGTAACCATTTTTTTCTGCGAGTCCGTAAGGTTGGTTAAAATATACTGAGCGGCATAGATAATTCCATTGATATCATCTTTTTCTGCCTCAACTCGCACCTTGGTGGCAATGTTAATTGCCTGTAAAACTGACGGAGGTTTATTCATTCACCTTCCAGCCCCACATCAGATTAAACCACGCGAATTCTTTCTCACCAATCTTTTTGTTAGATCGGAATACCTTGGCATATCGAGCCGAAAACCATTTTTTGAAATCTTCGCACTCTGCCTCAGTCCAGCTTCGCTTTGTATACCACTCTTCTTGGTTGGTGAATTCTTTGTCGAATCCTTCAAATCCAACTCGCTTGAACATCTCGTCCAATGCTTCAGCCATAAATGTATCTACTTTATTAGTCATATTAATCCCAGTATAGTTGTGTTCCTGTTAGTTTTCCGCTCATCATTCTCTCCAAGACTGGCTCAACATCCCACGGGTACAATCCTCCTTCATGGCAGGTTTGCATTCCGAAGTACTCGCTGAACTTGTCTCTGTCTATTCCGCTGTTTTTCAATGCTTTATCCAGCACATCAAACTCAATATGCTCAATCGGGTTATCCGTGATAACGATTCCTAGTTGATCTATCCTATTGTATTTCATTCCTCGTCCTCCTCATCTTCCTCGTCCTCCTCATCTTCCTCGTCCTCGTAACTCATCGAATTCTCAATCAACTCATGGATCTTGACCTGCAAGATTCCAATCATGCTTGCTAGCGGCAAATCAAACTCTGCAATGTATGTATCAACCAATTTATCAATTTTGTTTTGTAGTTCCGTTATCTGGTCTGAGTCTTTCATGTTCCTCCTTTAGTTTATGTATTTTACCTTCTTTGTTCCAAATCCGCACGTTTCCTAGTTCTTCAAACTGGAAATCCCACTCCTCTTTTGTGATGCGTCCATAAGCGTAGTCCTCATTGGATTTCCTCTGAGCGTATTCTCTTGTCATGCCCAATGATCTAGCGGACAACGCTCCGTGTCCATAACCAATTTTATCTCCATGTTGCATCCGCAAACACCGCACTTTCCCGCCCCACTGAATGCCGTTGGATCATAGTGAACACACTGGTTGCAGATCATCAACCTCTCCTCGATCTGCTCTTTGTTCCGTATTGGCATACCTGCTCTGACGAATGCCGCTGCACTCTTCACAAAGCTAATCGCCTTCTGCGCTATGTTTGGCTCAATCATTTCATTCCAAAGATACTCTTCAGTGAATCCAGACTAGCACTAGAGCTATGGTATGATCTTGGTTCGTCTTCCCCTTCTTCTTCCCCGTCATACATTGCAACATCCCAAGTCGTATCGAATAGCTTACGAAGTCCCTTTGCAGACATGGTTACGTTTCCACGTCCGTTGAAAGAAGGGTTCTTGTTGCTATACACTTTCCAGAGTTCTTCTTTAGTCATACGTTTATCAGTGCAATGTTGAATTCCGCTGCAAGCATGGTGGTCGATTCGTCCGTGGGATACGTCTCCCGATAGACTATCCTCTTGATGCCATACGATGCAAGCGATTTCAAGCAGTTGTTACACGGCAATGTTGTTGATGCTAGTAGGTAACACTCTAGTGGTTTAACATGGCGCAATGCGTTCTGCTCTGCATGGACAACGTAATTCCTACGCTTGTCCCTGTCAGTCCAGTCTTCCTCCATGTGCGGTGGGAATCCGTTGTACCCACACGCTGCAACAGTGTTGTCATGCCGCAACAACACAGCACCAACTTGCCTCCACGGGTCTTTGGATTTCTTGGCAACCACCTCCGCTATCGACAATGCATATTCATCCCAGTTCATATTTATTTATTATTAACCGCATTATTACCGCATTATTCACCGCATATTCATTCCAATGAAGTCAAGACCTGTTTATCTCACCCATGTGGTCTTCCAACCAGTAGACTGCCTGTCCAGAGTCTCTTACCTCGTCTGGAAAGATACACTCGTCAGATATGATTCCGTTCAGTTGCAGTGCGTTCATTACTTTGGTTGCGTTGAGCCTCTTGTATTGAATGTAATGTTCAAGTGTGTTCACTCGTCAAACCCTTTCATGCCATCGTATACAACATACAGTATAATAGCTGCTAATACGATATAGCCGATAATATATCCCATATATGACACCTTATTGGCAGGACTCGCACTCTGGATCTTCGATGCGACAAGTGCGCTCCACCTTGATATCTGCCAAGTCATCGTCATCCTTCAGCACAACGGGTTCCTCGATCACGTCCAGCTTGTCTGCCCGTGCAATTGCCGCTTCGTTGCTATACTGGTGTTGAGGATACCTCTTCGACAACTTCGCAACATTAGCTTCCATGCAATCGTTAATCGTCAAGCCTAACTCGTTCAACAGACCAGTCAGGTAGAACAGGATGTCTCCTGCTTCTTCAATCACGTTGTTGATGTCTAGTTGCTTCTGGTACACTGCGTGTTTCTTGACCGAATCCAACAACTCACCCGCTTCGCCGCTGACTCCCACTGCCATGTGGAGGATGGAGGCTTGAAGAGGTGTTAGCTGGACAAGGATGTCATGCCCCGGCTTAACGATTGATTGAACGAATTGTTCGTATGGTGTAGTTAATTTCATTTTGTATGTATGTTAAAGTATGCCAAGCCGAAACAACCTGCTTCGGATAGGTGGACTAACTTTCCCTCACTACCTATGCTCTCGTCAAGCATCTTTTTTGTGATCATCTGAGGGTGACCTTCATGTGGTTCGATATCAACCCATTCAAATATGCGAAGCACCTTCGCTGCTCGCAGTGCGTTGCGGATGATTAGCGCAGGGTCATCCGTATGCTGCAAGCAATTGTATATCCAGCACTCGTCAAACCATTCCTCTACCACGTCCTCGCCTCGCATCACCAGACACTCCACCCCGTGAGCATCGTACCTAGCGTAAGTCCACTGCGGATACTGGAGCGGATCCACTACCAATGCCCTGCCCAGTCCCTTAGACTTGAGCAACATGGACGTTGGGCCACCTCCTATGTCCAGCACTGACTTGCCTGACAAGCTGAACCCATAGCCAACCTGATGCAGTCCCATGAATCTGCCATAGACGTAGTGCTTCTGGTCTTCATCGAACGTGTTACAGCAGTCTCCCCAGTACTGCGATTCAAATGTGTAGTCACTCATTTTAGTTCCTCCTTCAGCTTGCGATAACGTGCCACTGCTTGGGGCCACAAGTCATGCCAACCTGATGAATCAACCAACTTGTTAGCGCAGTCCCTCCACTGGTCACGCTCCTTGGTTATCTTGTCTAGCTTCTCTTCTGTTGTTTCGTTAGTCATTGGATGGATAAGTCATTGTCATTGCATTGATTCCGTTGCCATCAGCGTACCAACCTGCTCCGTTGTACACGTCTAGCACGTCTTGGAAGTACTTCTCGTACCTCGGTGCAACCTTCTCAAGCGTGAAGTTCTCACCAAACGCACGGCAGTCCGCTGGTCTGATCTTGTCAATGTTTTTGATAGCATCGACATAATCACCCATTGTTCGGCATCGATACCCAGTGACTCCGTGGAGGTTGTTCTCCGCGAAACTACCCCAGTCGCTGGTGATGGTTGGGGTTCCAGATAGCAGGTTCTCAATCTGGACTCCACCGAATGGTTCCACGTATTGTGATGGAAGGAAGGATGCCTTGGCTTTAGACATCAGTTCCTTTCGCTTTAAAACGTCAGCGTAGCCCACATATTCGACGTGTGGAGGGAATGTATACCCTGCTTCCTTTTGCCCTGCTACAACCAGTTTCACTCCTGCTCTGCGCGTTGCATCGATGGCGATATCAACACCCTTGCCAGAGTAGACCCGGCCTAAGTACAGGAAGTAATCCTCCTTTTGGTCATTGAATGTGAAGTCATCGATGTCGAAGTAGTTAGGTATCACCACGGAATAGTTATCTTGCTGGCACTGACCAACAGCACCCATGCCGCAGTGAGCGTGATAGATGGCATAGCTCTCCCATACCTTCCACCGCGCCCAGTGACCACCCGCATACCCAATCCCCGGCTCAACGCAGATCAGGTCTGGATGGGCATCGCATATGGGCCTGACTCCAGATCCCCAGAACGGCAGGATGAAGTCATTCTTCTGCTTGCGCTTGCCTACCTCCCTAATGGCATTGGCATAGAACGTCTGGTATGCATGGTCACCAGTGTCGAACTTGAAGAAGGTCTTGCGCCAGTCATGTGACCCATATGACTTGGCGAAGTCCTCATTAGTCAAGACACTAACGTGTTCGGTGCATCCCAGAAGACTATCCTCATGCCCGTAGTGTATCACCTCATGACCCCGATTGGTCATCATCTTGCCGAATTTGACCACCTTCTGCGTGTAGGCACAGGCATTAAACTCTTTAGATGTAACTGTGTGTGGAAGCCCCAGTGCATGGAATCTCATTTTTTCTGTTTTCATTATGTACTACTGCTGTTATGTGAAGTTATTGATTGTTTTCCCTATTCTTTAGCTTGTTGATCAAGGACTTCTGTTTGTTTACGTCATGCTGCAATTCGTGGATGATTTGACGCAATTCTTTAATCTGCTGCTTTTGTTGGTGAATGATACGCATCTCTGGTGTTATCTCATGCGCTTTCATAGGTTCTCTAGGATCTCTGTTAGTTTTGCTTTCATGTTGTTGACTTGTTTCAGGCTCAGGTAGTCTTGTGCGCTTACCTCAAAGGTTGAGTATCGGTGATTGCACTTTCCGTTGTTGCAGTATCTACGTCTTGAGAATCGATTACCGAGGTCACGGCATTCCATAACGTGTGTCGTAGAACTGCATTTGGGGCATAATTTGACCATTATGGATAAACCCTAGATATGGGGTATTTAAAAATAGTTAACACAATATGGTGATTATTATCGACAGGATTGCGGTTTTTGTGGTTATACTGCGTTGGCAAATCGTTCGCTAATGAGAGTCTGGTTGATCGCTCGCTTCGATCTGCGGTAGTCTCTCCTCTGGTTCCCTTCCTTGGATTAGCTCAATGGGTTCAGCACTACGATCACCGATGGTGAATGTGACGTTGAGTGGTTTCGCTTGTGTCGATTCGATTTCGATTTTGTCTCCGTACTGACGTGCGTTCCATTTACCTAATAGACGGATGCGAGTGTCAATTCTGACCCTCTTCTCCTGAGCATCGAGCATTGGATCATCTGCTATTCTTATGCAGTCATCAGCGATTGCGTGAGTGCCTATTTTTCGTGAGAGATGAGATTTATTGCGGAATTCTTCGTTTGAGCATTCCCATCTCCATACTGTTGAGTAGTTTGGCATACCTTCGAGGTTACAGATGGATGAGAGTGTTTGGCCCATTGCGAGTCTCTCGCAGATTTCATCTCCGAGAGCTTCGTCGTACTTGGGAGGAGTGCCTACTTTTCGTGCTGGTTTAAAGCTCATATGGTTGCTTGGGTTTAGGTTTACGCTTGGGTAATCCTGACTTCAGTTCGTTGCTCGGCTTGGGTGCGGACTTTGACTTGCGAGAACGTGATTTTGACGCTTTCGGGGTTATCGTCGGGGATGAGGTGCGCGTATCGGATTTGATCGATAAGTGGTTTGCAGCCTCCTGCAAGGTTATCAACGTCGAGTGTTTTGGTTGAGAATCTTGTAATTGAGAGAGTGTAGAGCGGATTGCACTTAGCAGTGCAGTCCTTGCTAGGTTCTTTTGTTTTTGGTACTTTGACCAATGGCAATTTAGGAGCGTGTTGAGTGAGGGTGTCAAGTAGCCGTCTAGATGGAGGTTTATAGTTGTCTGCATAGTAGTAATGTCCGTCAGGTGCGAGGGAATATCCTTTCTCTTTGAGTTGTTCAGTTGTCCAGTTCATTGTGTTCCGATTCTAGAGTATTTACCACGAAGCAATCTTTCTGCGGTCTTGGTTTGTTGTCTCGCGCTTTCAGGGCTTTTGTTAATGAGTTTGCTAACTTGGTTGAATGACTTGTGGTTTCCATCATTAAGTCCATAATAAAGCGTTAGTGCCGTTTTTAGTTTCTCTGGCAATTGGCTTATAAACGAATCCAGTTGTTCAAACTTTTCTTCTTCAATCAGGTTCATATCGGGTATAGTTGTACATGATTTTGTGGATTTATACCTTATCTAGCTCAATCAAGACTTTTGCTTGTATTCCTGCGTTTATGATTTGGTTGTGTGCATCATCAACGATGGTTGATGGGAGCAAAATCTCTTTCAGATCCTTGTATTTTGTTCTTACGAAGATTTCATCCGTTTCAATTTCCCCGTCTTTTATGCTGGTTGTCAGTTGGAATCGTTTGGGAAGCTCATAGAGTTTAGCGGACAATGGATTGGCTTCCATGTCGAGATTCCAGAATAGATCAATCATGGTGTTTGCTTGTAGTATTGATATTGTTCCGTCTGGCCATTTTGCTAGGTATGTTTTCATTTGATTGTTTAAAACTTTTTTAGGTTGTCTTGGTCTAATGCGTAGCCTTCTCCATGACCAAGATTGATTATGTTCGATGGTTTGATCAGGTCTTCCTTCCATGCCCATCCTTTGTAGTCAAGCGTTGGGGAATCTACAACGCACAGGACGTATACATCAACGTCTGGGTTTACCTTTAGCGTGGACAGCAAGCGAGCGTGTGTGTGCTTGGATGCCTTTATGTCGTATCTGTTGCCGCTTGGCATTACGCCATCAGCGGAACCGCTCCTTGGTGATAGACCAAGGTCAGGGAATACATTCATTAGCTTTGCGAAACCATACTCTGCCATCATTCCGATCACGTCTGCCTCTGCTCCGTCTTGGTTGCCAATCTTGGCATCCTTGACTCCATTGCTTCGTGCAATGAGTGAACGCATTCTGCCAATGAGTTGACATATCTGGATCTCGTCAGGGTTGAGTGTTAATTGCATGGTCTATCGTGATTGCTGAATGAATTTGAGTGCGATTGCCATTAGCTCAGGGTAGTCGCGCAGTGACTCTAGGTAGGATTGGAACATATCATCGATAGCCTGTTCAGCGAACGGGTCAGGAATGATCTCAGCTTTGACCTGTGCGTCCTCCAGATCCTTGTTGGCTGCCCTTAGTGCAAAGATAGCAGCGGAGCAGAATACGGACAATTGTGCGGCAATGGAGCGGTAGTCTTTGTTGCAGTCTTTGAGACGCTCAATCTCGGAGGTGTATGGTGTTTCGCTCATTTTGCGCCCTCCAATGCTTCTCTGGCAATAGTTCCCATCTTTTCGCGGTCTGCATAAATATCTGTGCCATCAATAAATAAATCTTCAATTTTCATTAACGCATCCCGCGCTTCGTCGCGCTCACGCTTAAAATCTTCTATCAATAATGGTCGTTGTCTTATTAAATCGTCAACTTCCTCATTAAGTTTTTTGTTTTTATCAATCAACTCATCCCGTTCTTGGCAGAATCGTTCTGCCCGACATTCGGCTTGAGCAATCTGTGACAAAGCCTCGTCGCGTTCGTTGCAGATTTTATTGACCGCAAGCATATGCTCGGTAGCCTCCGTTGCGTATTTCTCTTGTGATTCGTTACGCTCACGTTCCAACCTAGCCAACTCACTTGTGGAGTGTAACTCCAGTGCAGTTAGCCTGTCTGCCAGTTGCTTTGCATCCTCTCGCAACTTGTAAACCTCAGTTGGTGTCCAGTCTGCGTCACAACCGCACTCGTAACTGCTACGGGCTTCGCAAGTGCAACCCTGACCCTCGTGGTAATCTTCTGTTATAATTTCGTTCATATATTTATAAAATGGGGTGTGAGGTTTTATGTAGTTACCTCACAGGGTCAAATGATAACCAGCCCACATGGTGGCCGCTACAATCCCTTAAAATTGTGGCTGTGGTTTTTGGGGTCACAGCCAACCCCCTTGTCCCCTGCTGATCGGGAGTTCCC